CTCGGTGTTTGTCTCTCCTGCTATATCTTTACCTGCGTTTTTCTCTAAATCTAATTCGCTTAAAATGTCTCTCTCTGCCGGATTTGTGAGAGACGTTCCTTCAGCTGATATATCTTTCAATAGTGGATTAGCCAAATCTGTAGCTGTTTCTCCTCCTGCCGCCGCTGCTCTAGCTCCGGCTAGCGCTTCAGCTCCTACGTCTGCCGGTCTAAGAAAGCCAGCTGCTACGTCTAACCCCGGAAGCAGGTCAGCAATCCCAAACGCCACATCGCTGATTTTTGAGGCTAAAGACTCTCCGGGATGTGCTGCCAAGTGTCCAAAAGTCCCCGTGATGGGAATCACATTTGAAGCTAGCTGTGATGCATCGTTAATAAGCTGTGAACCTGTCTTGATGCCAAATTTTGCCAACCCACTGAAAACGGGAGTATCAGCTACGCTTTGATTCTCTACTTGTTGGAGAGCCTCGTTGAAAGGAACGAAGTGATGATATCGTATGAAATCTCCAACCTCTCTTCCTGCCACTCCTGCACCCGTGTAAAAATCAGTGAATCCTTGTCTAGTTAAGTGATATGCCCCCGCAAGCGCCTTTTGCACATCGCTTAGGGTTTCGCCCGGAATTTTTGCTAAATCGTTGTGAACTATTTGCGCTACATGTCCCAATGCATGTTCGATCGGGTTTGGAGGCGCGCGGTAAAACGGGTTTCCAATCGGAAGCGGATGAGTAATATCATGATGGATAAGTTTTTCTGCGTGACCTATCGCTGCTTCGATCTGGTGTAGTGGGGGACTGCGCGGGAAAAATATTGGTGGATGAGTTATCTCGTTGTGAATTACTTTTTCTGCGCCAGAAACTGTTTTTTTTGCTTGTGTCGCTAAATTAGTTACTGCATGCTCTACATCGTTAAACAATCCTCCAAAAAAAGACATCGTAACCATCCTATCTCTTTATTTGTCTTCTTTGTCGTGCAACGTATTGTTGGACTTGAGCTGCTACTTGAGCTGGTAAGGCTGCGAGTTGATCGTAGTACGGAAGCACGTAGCTGACGTAGAGAGAGTAGACATTGTCTTGATTAGCTAGAGCTAGATCGTATTCTATGCTATCTGACGGAGAGTGTGTTAAATCTAGATCGCCATTGAAATATTGCTTAAAGTCGATAATTGCAGTAGCTCCGCTATATGGCGCTACTTGATACTGAGCCTGGTTTTCTGCCTGTAAGGCGCTCCACGAAACCTTAAGCTTGTCAGTTGGCACACCTCTTACAATTTTTAGCTCATACTCTGTCGGGTCTGTGTTATTGATGCCCGAAGTGCCGTTTATCACATAAACTAATTGTTTTTTATAGATCTGCCCGGGCTGGAGATATGCCACGTGAATTGGCGCTGAGCTAGCCGGTACGTTAAACGTAGGGATCTCGATGACTTTCGGCAAAACTGTAGCAAGAGGCATCTCACCATCTGCGCCTAACCCTCCCTCAAGTGCTATTTCCTGTGCTGTTACTCTTTCATATGTAATTGTTATTACGAAGTTAGCGTTTATTGTTACTCCGCTAGGCGCCTGTCCCGTTAAGATTGAGATAATAATGTTCTGGACCATGGTAGCAGGGAATCTGGCTAAATCAAATTCCCACATAACGTTCAGATTCACTGAACCAGATGCAGGTACAGATGTTCCGGGCGCGGGATAGGCTGGATTTTGCCCTCTAGTTGTGTAGTACATTAAAATACCTAACCCTTGCCCGCTGACTGAATATAACGTCTTTGAGCCTTCGTAACTCAAATTAAACGTCTGCACTAAATTAAATGGGAAAGGCGCTGATGGAAGAGTTACAGCGCTAGTACCGCCATTACTTATTGTCCCTATCAGTTGAACTCTCATCTTTCTGATGAAGTTATTGCGGGGTATTTTGATAGGAATGTTAGTGCCGGGCTGAAACGGATATATCTGCTGTAGTGTTTCTGTATATATTTCTCCCATTTTTTACCACCTGATTATACTTTTACGAATTTATAGAGAGTTAGTCCTGCCCA